TTCCAGCTCCTCAATCAGGAAGTCGAGCAGTTCACGCCGAAGTTCCCCGTACTCGCCTTCCCATTTGTTTAGGAGGGCGTCATAGATCTCAACGCTGGGTTTCCCCGCGATTTTGTACTGGTCAAGAAGGTTGTAGGGGACGGGGACGGGGTGTGATGGGACGCCAGAGAACTTCGGCCATTTGCTGGCGAGCTTGGCGATGATGTCAGAGGCAGGCTCGCCACTGGCTAGAGAGTATTCCTGAACGAAGGGACTGCCCAGTTCGACTGCTAACTGCCAGTCGAGATTGTTGCAGATACCGTAACAGGGCTGCCTCACGTTTAGCCGTAAGGCTTTGAGCGCAGATAAAACCTGCGCTGGGGTTACTAGGATTGACATTGCTTCAACTCCTGAATGAGAAAGTCCCCTTAATGGGGTTCGGGGTAAAACTGGATCTGTTAGGCGATACGGATCTGGCCTTGCTGACTTACAGGTGAACAGCCAGCACCGTGTCACCGCTTCCGGTGTCGTAAATCCGCAAAACACCCGACGTGATCCATTCAAAATCAAGGGTGTGGGCATACTCACCGCCTAAGACTTCCTCACAAGCAGCGTGAATAAGCTGCGCTCGGTCATTTTCCGCTTGTTCACGGAAAGTTGTGCCGTTGTAATCCACTTCCTTGAGATGGGATAACCGTTTGAAATTCAACAGGTTAAATGATTCAACCTCTTTACTGCTGACACTATTCTTGTGCCAATAGAAATAAGTGACTTCGCCGGTGTCGTCGAATACGAGAATTTGGTAATCCTCTACACGACAATCCAAACCAGTGCTAGGTGCAACAATGCCCTGCTGCTTGAGGAAGCCACTGATCAGGGCGTCGGTTGCTTGCTGTAGCCCTTCGGCCATTGCGGTGATGTCGAGACGAGTGGGGATGCTGCTGACCTTGCGGTATTCTGCCCAAAGGGTTTGGACAGCCTTGAGGAGGCTGAGGTCGGGGCGGGGGATTTTTACCATTTGGCTTGTGCTCCGTGGGTTTATTCCGGTTTGTGGACGTAGAGTGTGCGACCATCTACGTCCAAGATACGCAAGATTCCTTCGTCAAAAACGACGTGGTCTGGATTACCAGCGAACTTCACCTCTTTTTGGATCTCTTCCATGAGAGACCACTCAAGGGCACTTGTGCCGTAAACCGCAGGGAGATTGCCAATTGTGGTTTTGATGTCCTGCAACTGTTGCAGGGCATAGACCAGTTTTTCGAGCGGGGTTTGTTTGCTGATGCGCACGAGGAGTTCCTCGGCGCAGTCCTGCTCGTCTGCGCAAGAGAAGACCTCGCGCCCGTCGTGGGTCACAATGACCCAGCGGCCAGCCCAATGCTGGTGCATTTTGAGTAGCGGCATGGCTGTGCTCCATGTTGGTTAAAAGGTTCTGTTACAGGTTCTGTACGAGGACGGGGATGGGATTACTCCCATGCCCCGTTCTCGTACAGGATGAAGGTATATGGCGCTGATACCAGCGGGACGGTGTAACCGAGGTTACGGTGAAAGTAGCCTGCGTTTTTCAGCATTTGGAGAGTGTGACCAATTTGAGCAGGTGTGTCGGCTTGCAATTTACCAGATGCAAAACCATTGGGCTTCGCACCTACCTCAAACACAATCTCTTCGGTTTGGCTGCGCAGGGTCAGCTTTTTGTGACCGCGCAGGGAGATAAAGTTCTCCAGACCGTGGTTTTTTGCCAAGGTTGCCAAGGCAACTAGGTTGCCAGACGTGGTGGTGTACTTCTCAAACGCTGTTTGGCGGTTGAGGGGAACGTGTTTGGTTTTCATCGGCTTGCTCCTGATGATGGTTGGTTAAATTTTGATCAAAAATTGGTGATTTTTTGATCAGGGTTGGGTTGGGATGACCAAAAAGGTCGTTGTGCACTAGAAACGCATAGGAAGCGTTTATAGCGCGGTTTTGGTGGACAGGTAGGGTTATGTGGTTTGGGTGTCGTGAGGCGCTTATAGCGCGAAAATAGCGTTATTTGAGGGCATTTTTGTTTTTAGGCGGGGAAATTGGGGTTTTTTGGTTAGGTGGTGGTTTTTGGGCTAGGTTGGAGAGGTATTGACTTTTTACGATTCTTAGCGTACCGCGTGGGCGGCCAAATCTTTGTGTGGATTTGGGTGCGGAATCGGTTGAGAGTACGGATCTGGTCGGGGACGGGGGTGATTTCTTTCTAGACTTGACCGCCCGTTTTTTGATTTTTCGCATTTTTATACAATTCACGACAAATGATCAAAAAATGTACAAATTTCGATTAAAAATTGATCAAGTCGATTGACGAATTGCGTCAAAAAATCCCATAATTTTTGTAGGTGATTATTTTTTGTACGATTTTGTTGAGAGGATTTCTCGTTTAAGGCCAGTAAGTCTTTGAAAAGGTTTGCCCCACGTTTTCCCAAATCGAATTTTTTTTGCTTGGGGGGTATATATTTTCATTTGATACTACTGTTTTTGAACTCGGAGACCCCCCCAAGAAATAATTTTTGATTTGGGAAAACGTGGGGCAAACCTTTTCATGGACTTACTGGACTTAAATGGTAAAACCTCTCATTTGTACTGGTCAAAAAATATACACCTACAAAAATTATGTGATTATTTTTTGATCAATTTGAAAAATTTAGCCTAAGCGGAAATGTGGAGAAATTGTGCATGCTAGACTTTACTTGTCAGCAAATCCCTCCCCGTCCCCGTCCCCATCCAAAATCCCACCTTTTTTGGCCTAGACCAAACCTGTCTAGGACGTTTTTGGCGGAATAATCGTTCAGCAGCAAAAACCTGCTCATTTTTTAATCAATTCGCACGCAAACTGATTAAAAAATGATCAAATCGTCTTACCGTTCGTCGGAAAGTCCCCGAAAAAGTCACCCTTTTCGAGGACTCAAAACCGATCAAAAAACAGCCAAAAATCGATCAAAAAATGACCGATTTCTGACCTTCGCTGAGCAAAAAGTGGTTACTTTTTGCTCAGTCTCACACGCGAACCTCCCCAACCACCGCTGGAGGCTACGATCGAGAGCGACAACTTGCGTCGCTTCTCGGTTTCAAACGACTTTTTCTGAGCGATGGCAAAAGCCACGCTCAACGCACGAGTCTTGCTGCGGATGGTCTGGCCATCCACAACATAACCCGCCTCAGTTTCAGTAACCTCAACGGTGATCCCACCAAAAAAGACTTGCATAATGTGCCTCGCTGCACTGTTTTGGAGCACAATTGCCCCGCTTGGCCTGCCATCCCCGTCCAGAACCTGAGTCTGGACGGGTAAACAGGCGTGAAAAGACCGTCCAGAACCTAAAACTGGTTCTGTTTATGGTTCTGGACGGGGATGGTCTGCGCTTATCGGGTGCTTTCCCAATAGTTGCACGTTGCGCAGCCATGACCGCCGCACGATTGGCAGCGGTCTTGATATACGGGTTCGCTCGCTGGGAGCAACGAGCAAGAGAACTCCGCCCAGCGGAGATATGCCCATTGCAAGTGGCGGCTCGCCACTTGCAGGGCGCGAGCTTGACGCTTGCGCTTGGTGATGCGGCGCAAGGCCGCTTCACGGCGGATCTCCGCCTGAGCGTTGAATTGTGACCAGTAGCTACCGTCGCAATCGCCACAGTAGCCACCCACGGCGGCGCATACGTTACACATAGTTTTGACCCTCGCTTGGTCGGTGAATAAATCTAAGAAAACCGCTTGATTTTCTTAGCTTTATTCAGACAGTTTTATGCCGTGTCTAGGGCTGGAATCCGTGCTTATACCCAAACACGGATTCCCAATACACTGGCCTTGATCTCCAACTCCGCCGGACTTGGGGGAAGAACTGGGAAGTGCGCAGGATGGACTTCCTGCGCAACCAATTCGAGCATGACTGCGTAGTCACGCTCCAACTTTACCTTCTCTGCCGACACGCGGCAGAGATGGTTATATTGTCGTTGGCTGATTGGCCACATGCTTGGCCTCCTTTTTGTTAAACAAACACAATAAACCCTTGAGTCTATTGTGTTTGTTTAGACAGTTTTATGTCATGTCTAGGACAAGGGCGGTTAGCCGCAGAGTGTGTCACCGCGGGTGACCACCCCGCAGCTGGTACTGCGGCAGTAAGGGCATGGGTTTTTCTCCCATGCCCAGTAGAGTCCGGCGTGCTTAAACACGCTGACTTTCTTGGTGCTCCCGTCCGGTTGTGGTTGATCCACGCTTACACGTTCGGTTCTTGCATAGCAAACCGAAACATCAGCCTTGATCAACTCCCGCTCCAAGTGGGACATTAAGGCGGGCATCCCGCCGATCATTACCGCGTCGTACTTCAAGGTACGAGCGAGGCGTGCCAATGCCCAAGCATTGGCGATAAGAAGAGTTAGGTCGTAGTCAGCTGGAAAGGTCAAGAGACCTTCCAGCTCCTCACGGTATTTCTCGGGCACGTTTTCGATACCAGCGAGCAGTTGCTCGCTGGTAGCGCGGTGCTGGGTGAGATTTAAGATGGCCATTGGCTTTGCTCCTTTTGGCGGGGGTAAAAAACTCAAATTTGTAATTCACTTGTAATTACAAATTTGAATTTTCTGCGGCTCGCGCTTCTACAGATTTTGAGAAGTTGAGCCAAAAACACGACACGTTAATTGCCGCATACGCGGAATTTGCGCGTCGTGGGGAAAAGTGAAACCGACCCCGACCAGATTCCGGTCGGGGTCGTGGGGGCTTCACTCGTGGTATTGGCTGCTGGCAGCCATCATCACGATGACCCCCAGCAGGATGAATAACCAAACCGGCATGGTGCGTGCTCCGCGTTGGTGGGTGGGAAGGCCGACCGGAATCCGGTCGGGGTGGGGTCGGGGTGGGGTTAGCTGATCAGGCTGCCTTGGCTGGCTTGGTCGCGCTTGCCACGTTTGGTGGTCGGCGCGGTGGTCGGATACTTGGCAGCCAGCATGGTCAGCAGATCCAAACGCTGGGTGTCGTCGAGCTGTTCGATCAGGCTCAGGATACCGTCGGGGCTTGCCAGTTGTTGCAGCTTATCGGCATGCTCGGTGGCTTGCGCCTGCAACTGGTCGGCGTGCTGGGTGGCTTGCGCCTGCAACTGGTCGGCGTGCTGGGTGGCTTGATATTCAAGCGCCCGTTGAACCGCATCCTCAACCGCATACGCTTCGATAAGTTGCAACTTGGTCTGCACTTGTTCTTCCACAAGTTGCAATTGCTTGGCTTGTGCCGCCGCCGCCTCTTGATACTCTTGTTCGGCAAGCTTGGCTTCAAGGAGTTGCTTTTCCTTGATCCGTTTTTCCTTACGCGCTTGTTTAGCGTCTGCAAGCTGTTGAGCCTTTGCCAGCTTTTCCGCATTTTCAGCTTTTTCAGCTTCAAGGCGCAGCATACACAGCTCTAATAGGGAGCGATTGTGCATGCACAACTTGGCTTTCACGTCATTCAGCCGATCTTCTACTTCAAACTTGAGAATGTTGCCTGCCAGCACGTCTACCCAAAACTGGCGATTTTTGCGAATCGCACTTAGGAAGCCCTTTTTGGACAAGCTTTCGACAAGGCTCGCATCCACTAGGCATTTTTTGGTGTGAGCATTCACGTCGATGAGTTCGCTCAAGTACACAATGCTGTCATCGCTCGCTTTTCCCTGTACCGCCGTTAAAAGCGCGATAAACAACTGATCTTCAAAAGAAGATTCGATGCTTTCACGAATAGCTTGCATCGCTTTCTGCAAAGCTAATACAGGAGTCTGCGTAGTGAAATCATTGATATTGACCATTTTTTGTGCCTCGCTGCACGGTTGAAAAACGAAAGCGATATTTTGATTATCGCTTGCGTTTTTCAACCGAAGTTGAAAAACGCTAGTGTTGCAGCCTAGGCAACAACACTAGAAGGACTTTCAGACACGATAGCAACTTGAGCGACATTAAAGACTTCAAACCTTTTATTAAGCACCGATTAAATCAAACAGACGTACTTTACCCACGGCAACTGTTTTATGTTATCGGCAATCCTAGTCCTATCGAATAGTAGGCAAGGTATCGCCGCACAAAACTGGTATTTTTGGGCGAGTCGAAAATTCGACTTTCATCGGCTGTGTTAAAGAAAGGTTCAGCAGTCATCGTGCTAAACGTGCCGGACGTATCCGACAAGGACAATACTAGACTTGAGTGATCTACTTGTCAACAGTTTTTTAGGACTGTTTTCTAGTTCGACGTGGTCTAGTTCGTCGCTGTGGTTGTCACTATAACAGACTTTTTTTCCGTTGCAAGTCTTTTTTTTCTGATTGATCAAAAAATGATCAAGCCGGTATAGGTTTTTTACTGTTCTTTATACGCACATGAACACCCCTACCAAGTGTCTATTTTTTAAAAAATTTTTTATCGATTTTGCCCATCCCCGACCTGTAAGAGATCCTGTAACAGATCCGCTTTTTACCCCATCCCCGTCCCCATCCCGTCCAGATTCACGACCTCAACCCCAACCTCTTCCAGATCCCCGACCTCAATCCCTACCTCAACCACAAACAGCCCATGTAACAGAGCCTTTTTCATGTAACACTGTTCTTGTTACATGAAAAAGGCTCTGTTACACTAACAAACCCAGAAACGAACCACCTACGCGGTCAGGTCGTTTCTGGGCTCTAGCTCCGTAGTCAAGCGGTTAAGACACCAGACTTTGATTCTGGCATTCCTTGGTTCAAATCCAAGCGGGGCTTCCAAACTTGCGGATTAAGAAATATACTAACTGGACTGGGAAAAGAACGGCGACGTTTTCCAAACCCCTGCAGCTTACCTCCTGCAGGGGTCTTTTTTATTATAAAGGCCGGAGGTGAATGTTATTGGACACCCAGTCTTGGGCATCCTCTAAATCCTTGGCAAAGTGAAGAGTTTCACAACTCGGCTGTCCCAGTAGATTCATGTCCTTTGACAACTCCGCAAGTGAGCTGACCCTCCAGAGCATCGAACTGGAAACGCTACAGCCAGAATTACTTTCAGTAAAACTCAGAGGTTCAACCAGTGGAGTCCATAACCCCTCTTTAAACCAAAGGGCCACCACCGAACCATGGATTAAATCCCAATTTAAAGAGTCAATCTCCACAGGAACTTTTACTGTAACCGTGACTTCGATGTGTAAGGTGTACTCAAACTCCTCCTCACATTCTACGCAATAAAGAGCAGAAGAATCTCCGTCAAACATGTTGGTAATGTTTTCAGACAGATCATTAACTGCACCACAGTGAGGACAATGGACAGATTGGATATCATACTGACTCATTTCACCACCCCCTTACTGCAGGTGTGTTCAACACCCGCGGCTACGGCGATCAGTAAGTAGATCGGAAAATGTTTCATGGTTTAACTCTCCAATAACGGTGGCCTTGGCGCACCAGAACCTTTTGGTCAACAGCTAATTTCAACCAATGTTGAACAGTGCGACGACTGGGCTTGTGCCCGAACAATTGATCCCAACGCTCCAGCAACATGGACAACGTGAAGTTGTCCAAATCACCCGAGTACAGATCACCAATAAAACCTGAATTTTTGATCATCAATATGCACTCTTCGCCCCAATCCCATGGTAAACCGCATGCAACGAGTCACGCGGCTGCTCAATTTTGATCTTAAATTCCGACTGGATCTCTTCGATCATCTGCCGGAAACTGTTGATATCGAGGCGCATCGCACCGCCGCTAATCTGGACATAGAACGAGCGGAAACCAATCCACAGTTCATCTTCAGGGATACTGAGCGAAGGGCCAAACTCCAGAGTCCCACCCCCGCGCCGTTCCAGATACAATTGGACGGGGTTTACCTGATAGGTCAACGCGGCAGACAACTTGCGGTGGCTGTCTGGGAAAGTGAATGTGCCGCGCTTGAGAATCTCTGGTAATACCTGCAGTGCCCAAGCAAAAATGGCTTCGCGCTCCGCGATGATCTTGTCTTTCAGGTAAATGTCCACTTGGTCTTCAGCACGCTGATTCTCAAACTTGAACATCAACCAACGGCGAATGAAGCCCTGCGAGGAATCCGCACTCTTTGGCAAGTGGTTAGAGGCCGCCCAATGCGCTGCAATCGGTGTCAAGTTAAAGCTCTCTTGGTACAGGCGGTAACACGCGATGGGTGAACCATCAACCGTAGCCTTAAACAGATCCCCAGCAATCGGGCGTTTTTCAGACAGTTCCCCGACCACGTTCAGGAGCTTTTTGTCCAAACTCACCAAAAAGCGGTTTTCTGCCAACTTGTTGAACGACACTGAGGCCGAGGCTTCCTCTGGGAACAAGGAACTGACCACTTCGAGCAGCACCGATTTACCGGTACGCGCTTTGCCGATCAGCAGGAAAGCACGCTGGAATCGGGTCGCATAACCGGCCAAAGAAACCGCGATGGCTTCCTGCAACGCCTTCACTTTGTCGTTGCAATCCACGTCCGTTCCCCAAGCATCCTTCAAAAAGCTGAAGAAATTCGGGCACTTACCTGCCAATTCTGGCATGTAACGGTAAGGCATAACATAGGTTGCACCGTAATCAGGATGGTGAGGAACCAGAGTACCGTTTTGCAGAACCACACCATTGGCCACGTTGATGAAAATCTCAGGGGTCTGGCGCAGACGCTTACTGGTGTGGATCAGAACCTGCTTGTACACGCCGAGGACATCGCTGTGGCGGCGCATAATTTCCGACTTGATGTAGCGCACCGAGACCTGAGCCATAAACTGGTCTGGGTTCTCAGCGACCCAGTGAGAGCCGCGCCACGAGTATAAAATACCCGACTCGGTACGCAGTTCACCAAACTGGCCATAATAGGCGATCGCTGCTCGCGCAATTTCTGTATGGCTGATCAGTTCGATCTCAGCCCCAGTCTCGGGGTCGGAGACCACCAGTTCATGGCGCTGGCGCAGCTTGGCCACTTGCTGGCGCAGCGAACTAAATGAGGTGATGTCTTTGTGTTCAGCTGCCAGTTGGCGCAGCAGAGCCTCTTCCTGAACCGGAGACAGGTTATCTACCCGAGCGAGGTCTTTGATCACCTTCTCAATAGCTTCGATAGGGTTTGCCGCGCTGTTGTCCTTGTTCAGTTCGACTTCGCGTTGAATGTCCTCGTATGCAGGGGCTTGCAGCTGCATCAAGACTTCAAACTTCTTGATCTCCTCTTCGGTCATACCTTCCGACCACGAGTGGGGGATCAAGCGGTTATTGTGGTTTGCGTCGTTGACAATGAACTTGATCAGGTTGCGACGATGTTTGTCCAGATCAATTGCATCGCCCTCAACCCGTTCCATGAAGTCTGAACATTTGAGCTCAAGGATGTCAAAGGCGCGGAGCAAAGAGATTTTGCCCGAAAGCAGGTCGTGGGACAGCATACCGGCAATACGGGTGATCTCATTGTCGCGGTTACCAGCAGGGATAAAGTCGGTCAGTGGGCTGACTGTGCTCTTGCTGCTGACATCGTAGCCCAGATCCGTCAACAGTTTACGGCAAACCTGCTCAAAATCGTCAGGAAGATCAACCAGTTGATCCACAACCTCATACAGATGGCAGTTCGCTGTGTAGGGTTTTTGGGTATCTGGGTGGATCGAAGGTGGCAAGACCACCTGTGTCCCCGAGCTCAAGTATTCCAACAAACTCCCTTTGGTCTTGTTGTGAATACGGAAGCTGCTCACATTCGGGTTGTGTTTATACGCCAGAACCACACCCTTCTTACCACGGCGGTGCCAAGGGGAGGGAGGTAAACGGGAAATCAACTGATCAACCACGACCGGATCTTCGATGTCGATATCGACCACCGAGATGCCCGCCATCTTGCCCAGAATCAGGCCGATGTTGTTATCTGAAACCAGATTGAGCCAGTCATCCTTGGTTTGCTCGCTCAGAACCTTTTCATCCGCCCAGTCAGACCATCCGGTTGGGACAGGCACTTTGCTCGCTCGCTTGAGCGGCATAACTGGAATACCCAAGGCGAAGTAGTGGGGAGCTTCGCGTTGAAAGATACTGCTTTCTGGGCGTAACGGCTCGCGGGTATCAGTGTTTACCATTGGTCAATTCCTCTAGGCGACTCATAAATTCCTCAGCCATTTTCCGGTCTGAGGTTCGTTGAAAAAATTCCTTCACAAGGGCGGAGTATTTCCAGACCGATTCCACATCCCCCATCTTGCTCACCAACTCGATCCGCTTCTGTACCAGCTCGAATACGTTTCGGGTCGCACTGACTCGGGATGCCTCGCTACCTTCCTTGCTGTTCATCACGTCCTCAAGCGTTTTAATACCTGAGTCCAGTACATGAATCAGTTGTTCCACCGTCATCGGCTTGGTTTCTAACTCAGCCAGCTCTAAGTTGATGTTTTCCGACAGTGGGTTTACACCCTTTCGCGGAAAGATACTTGGAGCTGGTAGTGGATCAACCGGTGCAGGTGGACTCACCATCTCAAACAGTGTGCGCAGGCTGGCACGCATCGTGGCAACATACGGACAGTTTGGATCTTCTAACAGGTCTGGATTTTTCTGATACTGCTCAATCAGCCGAATCAAAGCGTTCACATCACTGGTAGCGATACGGGGAAATTCGATCATACGTCCTTCCTAATGCGCCAATTTTGGCGCGTTTGTGTTAGCAGGGGAATCAGTATAATGTATGCGTTTAGTAACCGTATGTCGAAGGGCTTACCATGAGTGAGTTGTTAAAGGCCGTCCAAAGTGACCTAAGAACTTATTTAGACGAGAAATTTAATCCTGTTGATTACTCAACATGGTTGAACAAATACACAAAACTGGGGGGCCTTCCGTTCAGTACCCGTCGTTATCCGTTCCAGACCGCGATCATTAACGACTTACATACCAACTTATCGGTCATCAAACCCTCACAGGTAGGTCTGACTGAGGTGCAATACCGTAAAGCATGCGCTTTGGCTTATCGAAACCCTCACCGAAATATCATTTTTACGCTACCCGACAACAACATGCGTAAGCGTCTGTACCAGACTCGGGTTGAGGACTTCTTAAAAGACACGGCCATTTTTAACCCGCAAGGCCAACGTCCGACCCGTTCGATTGAAATTAACCAGATCGCTCAGAGCTACGTCCTGTTTATGGCTGCCAACGAACAAGCAGCGACTTCACAACCGGCGGACGTTATCTTCAATGACGAAGTTGATCTCTCTGATCAAGGAACACTCGCGCTGTTCAACTCGCGTCTGCAAGGTTCTGACTGGAAAATGAAGCAGAAGTTTTCCACCCCGACCTATGAGGGATTCGGGATCACAGCGGATTACGAACTGTCCGACCAGCACGAGTACCTCTACCGTTGCCCACATTGTAATCACTACCAAATTCCTGAATTTAATGAGAAATTTGTCCGTGTTCCAAATTTGCCGCTCACCATGCACGACCAGTTACATGAGTTTTGCGAAAAGTGGCTCACGGATTACAGCATTGACCTGTCGGCAGCACACATGGTTTGTGAGAAGTGCCAGAAGCCAATGAACCTAAAAGATCACGGATTACGCAGTTGGGTGGCTAAGTTCCCAAGCCGTAATCACCACCGTGGTTATCGTGTCACTCCATTTTGTAGCGAGCACTTACCTCCGAGCTACATCCTGCTCCAGCTTTTTGATTACCAGCGCCTCGACAACATCAAGGGCTGGTACAACACCGTACTAGGTATGGCTTATGAAAGCGGAGATCAGCGACTCAGTATTAAAGAAATTGATCGGTGCTTTACCAACCAGACTTACGAACCCGAATACGACGACAGCTACATCTATTTTCTCGGCTCGGACGCGGGCAGTACCTGCCACTTGGTTTTGGTACGAACCCGAGATGGCAGCCACTTGGAGTATGTCCTTTTTGAGCAGATTCACCATACCCAATGGGAAAGCCGTATTTCTGAACTCTCAGAAAAATATCAAGTCAGTCAAGGCCACGTTGACCGAATGCCCTTTATGATTGAGGCAAGTCGTATCCGCGACAACAGTGGCTGTACCATTATGCCAGTGGTATACGTCAATAACAAAAACGGTCGAAACTATGAGTACAGTCTCGACGAGATGAAGAACGTCTCTCACGCTAACGTGCAACGCACTTGGATGATCGACCAGTTTGTTAAAGCCATCCGGTCTGGTAATACTACCTTCGCAGGATATGGCACACAGCGACAGTTGATTATCGATCACTTGCGAAACATGGTTCGTGAAACCAATGAGGAAAGTGTTCCAATTTGGCGAAAACTCGGCGTAGCCGATCACTATTTCCACGCCATGGCCTATGCCCACCAAGCGGTTTATCAGACTTTCGACGGTAAAAACAGCAGCAACTATGGAAATAGCTCGCTATACTTAGGAACAGTGTCTAACATCAAACAGTCAACAGCTTCTTTGTACGGGGTTGGTTACAAACCTCAAGCCGAGAGCGGGTTACTAATGCCTTGGAGCGATAACGATGGCAGTCTCCTCTAATTTATTAGGGAACCTGTTGGAATTGATCCCACCGAAAAAGGTGGGATCAAATGGCGGTACGACTGCCTCACCAACTTACGATCCAAACCGGACGGATCAAAACATTCCTCGACCAAGTGCGGACAGTCATCGTGTTGATTTAAGTCTTGCTCGTCAGACCACTGACGACAAAGAACTTATCGCAGATATGATGCGAACCGACACGGAAATGAGTGCCACGACCAACGCCTACCTGACTGTGGCCAACACGCGGATGCGTTACGTTTGTCGGGATATGAATAAGGTCGTCGATCGCAATGCTCAAAAACTGCTCGACGAGTTTATGCTCTCGCTTACCACCGTGACGGATTACAGTCTTGGGTTTAGTCCGGTTCGTGATCTCAATAGCCGCAACGAGGCAATGCGCTACATGTTGTTGAAGCGTGGGGCTATTCTCACCGAGCTGGTTATTGAAAAGAACAAGATTACCGATCTGCGCCTCGTAGATACTGATAGCATCGAATGGCGAGAGCCAAAGTCGGGCGTTTTGAAACCCTTTCAGCAACAAGGTCAAGGAGATCCTGTTTCACTGGACTTCCCGACCGTATTCTACGCGAGTTTCCGTAAAGACCCTGCGGACGCCTACGGTAGCAGCTTCTTTTTGAGCACCATCAATACCATCTATGCTCGAAAACAGATTCTCAATGACTTCTACCGGATCTTGAAGATTCAGGGCTTCCCCCGATTGAACATCACTTTGATCGAAGAAGTGATTCGCAAAAATGCTCCACTTCCGGCGCAGAAGAACCCTGAAAAGATGCGTGAGTATATTGAGTCGATCATCGGTTCAACCGCTGTGGCCTTTGGGAACATTCGCCCAGATCAACCGATTATCCACACCAATAACACTGAGGTTTCGGTCATTAACGAAAAGGCTGCAGGCGCAAGTCTGGATATCCAGCCGATCATCAATGTGCTCAATGGGCAGAACCAAGCGGGTTTGAAGGTGATGTCCACCCTGATTGGTCGAGGCGAGTCAGGGGTGAACACCGCCTCCACGGAATCTCGGATTTTCTCGATGTCCGCAGCGGAACTGAACCGTACCTTAGAATCAATCTGGGCTCAGGTTTTGACTTTCGTTTTGCGCCTAAGTGGTTCTCAGTCTTACGTTGAAGTGACGTTTGAAGAGCCGGAGCTGCGTAGTCGGGACGAGCGTGAGGCCAATTGGTTGCTCAAACAGCAAAGACTGCAAAAGGATCTGTCACTGGGGCTTATCAGTGATGATGACTATCATCTTGAAATGTACGGGCGTCTTCGCCCCGACGATGCTCCTGAACTGTCAGGGACTAACTTTTTGCTTGAGACTGCGCAATCAGTAATGAACACTGCCAATAGTAACCGAACAGTTTCTGATCAACCAGATTCGGTAGAGCGACAGGCCACCGGTGGTGGTGCAACAGCGCGTCAAGCCACTAGCAATGCCAACCAATAAGGAGCCCCAGTATGTATCGCGTTGACATTACTCCCCGAATCCAGCGGTTGATTCAAAACCGTATGGGTAACGTAGACCCCAGTAAACTCTCGGTTTACGAGGTCTTGACTAACACCACTCGGCCAATTGAAAAAGCGGCAGGTTTGTATGACGGGGCTTCTATGAAGCCGAGTTATTTGCAGCAATTGGCTCAATTTGCTCAAGGTCGAAGCTACATCCCTTTGATCCTGCTTCACGACGAAAAAGGTAGCCTGCCCGAAGGCTTGGTACTTGACGCTGAAGTTTATCAAAACATGGAAGGCGGTTACGATCTGCACAGTCTGATTGCCCTGACTCGTGACGATCAGCCCAACAGTCTGGACGACCGGATCAGTAAAGGGATTGTAAATCGGGTGTCTTCCAGCACTAAGCCGAAGGACCTTTACTGCTCGGAGTGTGATTTCCATTACACAAAAGACGCTAAAAGTATGGGCTACCTTAACCTTGATGCCAAAGGCACAGCCAGCCGACCAGCTCGTTGCCCAAACGGACACACCGTAGGGACAAACGGGGTGCATTTGAAGCTCGATAATCCAGAATATTGGAGTGAATTGAGTCTAGTTACTCAAGGAGCAGTCACTGATGCTCGCATTTTAAAGACCTCAGAGCTAAAACTCGCTCAAAAAAGTGACATTACCCAGTTGGCAGCGTCCAGTGTTACTGATAGACTGATTTTAGTTACACATGATCACACAAGTGATACCAATCGATTACCAGACATTGGTTTACAAAGTGAAGATCGTGTCCAAACCAAACCTGCAGGTGATGGCACAATGGAAATCAAACACGAAGATTACGTCCAATTGGTCAACAATGGTGCTCAGGCTAAAGTGCTTGAAGCCAAAGTTGCCGATCTGGAGACGAAACTTGCGGCTGCTGAACAATTGAAAGCAGAACTGGCCTCAGCCAAAGACGCTTTGGCTCAAGCTGAAGCGGCCAAGGCGGAATTGACTGCTCAGTTGGGCGCAAAAGACACAGCTGTTGCTGAGTTGACTGCGACCAAGACTCAGCTTGAAACTCAACTGGCGGCAAGCAAAGCTCCAGAAGGCGGTGCAAGCAAAGCTCCAGCGGGCGGCTCTGACGGTACAGGCATTGCAGCTCAACTCAACCTCGCCGGTGCCAGCTTCGCATCGCACATTCCAACCATTGGGGGCTAAGCCATGTTTCCAAAAATTACCATGCGCGGTACTTCTCACTCGGAGTTCCGCTACAACGGTGAATTGACCAGCACCGTGGCGGGTTTGACCGTTGATAATGCCGCTGAATTGCTGCAGGGCAAAGCAGTAACCATCGACGGCAGTGTCGATAACGGTTACACCCTGTCGGCAGATAACGCAACCATCGACGGCATCATCCTGATGGCCGAATACTACCCTGCTGAAGCTCGCGTAACCATCTCGGTTGAGACCAAAGGTGGTGTAGCGGCTAAGCTGCTCTCAGGCAACGCAGGTACCAAAGGTACGGTAGCAGTCGGTGCGGGTGATGGCTTTATCAAGACTTCGGGTGCTCGTACCGCCCAAGGCCCGATTATTGTCGAAGATGCTGCCAAAGCGTCTGAAGGCTTAGTCGTTCTGCTGTTCAAATAATCGGGAGACCCGTAATGAGTTCTGCATTGCAGTTTTTTGAAAATGGTAAACTGATGTCGCCAGTACAACTGGTGGCCAAGTTGCAAGCCAAAGACCACAGCGGTGATATCAAAACCGCGCAGGAAAATGCCTCGATCGCTTTTCTGCAAGACTGTCTGCTTGAAGGGTTGACCCCAGCGGCAATGCTGGCACGTCACGTTGATTTCAAACACGCTGACTTGACCAATATGTACGGTTCTGGCATCGCCAGTCAGATTGATAACGGTATCAGTGCAACTTTCGCTGCAGCGCAAATGCCTCTGCACCGTAAGACCGAAATTGATGCCGCGATCCTCGCAGCCAACTCCGACGTGTTCACCACCGGCGGCCTGCGCGTCCTTCTGCCTTTGCTGATGGACAACTTGGTGCGTGAAGTTGAAAACACCATTCAGGTTGAGCGTGTTGAAGACTTCGTGGCTGTTACTCGCCAAGTGGCGGGCAACCAGTTGATCACTGAGATCACCTACGACAAAGCCAGTGGGGACGCCTACGATTCTTTCCGTATCGCGGAAGGTGGTCGTATCCCTGTGCGTACTGTCAAAGCGACCCGCAGCACCGCTGAGTTCTACAAAGTGGGTAGCGGTATTGAGTTCACCTACGAAGCCGGTCGTCGTATCACTCCAGATATGATGATTCCGATGGTGAACCGTCAGCGTTTTGAACGTACTCAGGCAGAAGCTCGCCTCGCTGTTTACACCTTGCTGAACGGTGATGGCCACAACGGTGCCGCTCCGGTTGAGCAGTTGCAAACCTACGACGGCCAAGCCACTGGTGCTATCACTGGTCGCGCACGCGGTCTGATGAAGTTCTTGATGAACTGCGCCCGCAACAACCGCCCTGTCGATACCTTGGTTGTCAACTGGGAGACTGCGTTCGATCTGATGACCATGTTCCCAATCAACAACGCTCAGAACGTCGCAGCTCAGAGCGTGATGCAGATTGGTTCACAGTTCGGTATGGGTATCAGCTTCCAAGGCTTCCCATCGCTCGGTGTTCGTGTCCTGATCTCCAACGCGATCCCAGATCGTTCGATCTTGGTATACCGTCGTGGTGAGACTCTGGACCGTCTGCTCGAAATCGGTTCTCAGATCAGCGAAATGGAGCGTTCGATCCGCACCCAAAGCATCGTGATGACCAACACCATCAACACCGGCTTTATGATGAACTATCACGAGTCGCGCCGTCTGTTGACTTGGGCAGTATAACCGTGTCAAATGATTAGGGCTGAAAAGCCCTAATCCTTTTTGGAGATTCCCATGACTCAAGTTGTAGTAGAAAAAGCCCTCGTCAGTGCCAAAGATGGCTTCGCGGGCGTTATCAATCAGAAACCCGTTGTTGGTGGTCGTGACTTTGTTTTCGTGAACAAGGCAGATGCCACCATTGGTCGCCAAATCGCACTGGGTACCCGTCAGATGTTGGATTTGACTTTCCCTGAGCAGGCCAATGATGACGACTACGCAGCGTTCCTCGCTGCGAACCCCAACCTCAACGGTAAGACCGCCCTTGAGCAAGCCAAGGCATATTTGGCTTCGCTTACCAAGAAACCATCGGCTAAGGCTGAGGGTTAATCCATGAGTGGCGTTGTGTACTTACCAGCCGGTATGACCAATACGGTTACTGTTGAGGTTATTATCTCTGGACAGTACGCGCCACCTACGGACACGACTGTTGGGGTTTTGCAAGTGGACGGGCAAGCCCCCATCAGTCTGAGCTTCCCCCCTAACGGGGGCAGCTCTTTTGCTGTAGACATTCCAGCTGTGACTGTACCAGCGGGTGAAAGCCGTCAGGCCCACTTACTTCTTAAAGTGAACACTCCTTTAGGCAGTAAGCAGATCCGCAAGGTCTACCGCTTCATTGATGTATTTGATATTCCGACAGATCGTGACACTGTGCGATCCCTACTCGGCGTTCGGGATTACGAGATTCCTGATCACGAAATTCCCTTAGATCAGATTTATCTGAGCAGTTATTCCCGAGATTTCTCGGCAGCTTTTCACCTCGCTCGGAGCAGCGACTCAACTTTGACAGATCAGTTTGGTGAATACCTCAGTGTAAAAACAGCACTGGCAGTAATCCCTAAAATGACCATGCTCCTAAGCAAAAAGCAAACAAGCGAGAATGGTGAGTTTTCCCGACTGGGAACGGCCTCAGATCTGGAAACATTGGTTGAGAGTCTGCAAGCCCGCCTAAACGAACTGGCAACCATTCTTGAAGATTATCTGACCGACACTGGCTTCGGTAACCTAAATAGTTTACGCTTGATCGAGCTAACACCGGACGAGATTACAGGGGTTTAAAATGCAACCTCATGGCGATCATAACAAGTCCTGCTTTGCGCAGGATTTTTGTATTAGTGGCCAGCCACACATGCGTTTTAAGGGCATCTTGAATGAACCCCCTGAAGAGAGCCGATGGGGGGCGACCCCCGCATGGTTGTTAAATGTTCCACATGGAACATTATTACCACTGTTTGAATACCGACTGATTCAGTTGATCTCCCAGCCGGATCGTCGTTTCCTACTGGCTGACTTCCGAAAACTGGACAATCACGGTTTGAGTTTTCGCGCCTACGAAGCCAACCTGATCCTTGAGTGGGTGGTAAGAACTACTGAGGTCAATCCAGTTACCCTGCAAGAGGAAGATAATGGAAAGGTAACGGTAGAGAGCATTCCTGTTTACATTACCGAAGACTTCCGAAACATCAATGCCGACCGTAACCCCAACCTCAACTTCTTAATCATCACGGCAAGCCCTGTGAAGCCTACAGACACCTTGAGAGGCTATAAGGTCAATCAGATGTATCACCAAGACGGTTTGTACTTTCTGAAAGTCGAACGGATAATTGCTGATGTCTAAAAAGGTTTTAAAGTCCTCAGACCCAAAACGGGGGGATACCCTCGCCGCTTTGGTCAACCAGCAGATTACTATACGGTATTCTCGCGGTGTTGAGGATTATGTGAATCAATGGCAGGCGGATCTAAAAGAGTTCGTAAACTCTGAGATTGACCAGTTTCTTGGGGATTTGGCGAGGGAAGTCTTTAACCAATATGCGGATCAAAGACAACCCCGATTTCTCCGCAAACAAGGATATCCCCCATGGAAGCCTTTGCACAGATGGCACGTTAAAGCTAAAGGCCACGCAAATTACTTCTATGAGTCAGGAGATCTGGCTTACCATTTTATATCAAGCACCAAGAGTAAGGGACTCGTGAGTAAAACCCTCGGCGGTTATTACCTCAAACGAACAGAAAGCCCAGATCAAAGGTTTTCAATGGAACCCAACAGTGGGCTTGAGCGTGTCAAAGACCTACCAAAGACTATGCAAAAGAGCTTTCCGGCCAAGAAAAAAGACCCTGAGTATCTGTTCCGCAAGGTGAAGATCGGCTACTTTCAGTTCTCAGTTTTTCGCATGTTAAGCGAGCGAGCATTACCTGAATTGCTGATCGATAAGATCGTACCCCCGATGGACCGCCAGCAGAATTTGAAAGGCACGATGGAGAGTATCCCAGCGAGCCTCAAGCTGGGTATTTACAAGCGCCATCAAGTTAAGTTCTATCGCCCACTCTTGATCCCGTATGCTAAACACTGGGTAACCAATTACCTCGTACCCACCACCCAGAAATGGGCACAACGCAAAGCGATTGCGGAGGCTAAAAAATGAGCGACAAAGTTGTTGAGTATGCTGACCTGTACAAGTCACTTATTCGTTTTTGCACACAAGCGGCAGGAGAAATCTCGCTGCTTACGCAGAAGCCTGTGACTGTAACCATGTTTGACGCAATTGGTGATACCGGTCAATTACCAAACGGAGATCTACTCGGTTTTTCAGACCTCAACATCTTGAGCAAGTCTGAACAGGTCGGTTTCTATGCAGAGGTAATGCTTGTAGCTTCGGTTACTGAAGACACGAATCTAATGCGCCTTGAGACCAAAATCATTGACTTTCTGACCAAGCATACGCAAGAAGGGCAGGTGATTGTGATTTATAAAGACACCGGCGCGGGGCAGATCCAGCCGATAGCCAACTTGGTTTTCAATGGTGACCGTCTAATTGCCCCGAGCACCAGAGACGGAACACGCACATTTAAAGCTATACGCTGCAACCTTTTATGTGATAAAAGATTGGCTTGACTTGTATATTTTTTGTAAAGTCCGTATGCTTTAGGTAGTTGCAACGAGGGTTTTATCATGTCGCTTCAAAATCATGGTACTGCCAACACCGACGGTTTTTTGCTCAATGAAGCAACCGTGATGTTGGGTCCAGTAGGTAGTTTTCTCGATCTCACCGTTGAAGAGCACAGCATTGGCTTGTTCAAAAACCTGCAGATCACCAACACCCGTAACTTTGCCCGTCTCGCGCAAGGCGTGCGGCAAACGATCGTTGGCACTGCTCTGACTGAAGACAGCTTCGCCATGAGCGGTGCAGGTTACGAATTTACTCCACGCCAGCTGGCCTATCAAATGGGTGGTTTGGGGCACGAGTTTTCGGTCAACCAAGCTCCGCGCACCACTGTTGGTACCGCAGCTGCGGCAGCGAGCCCAACCGTAGCCGTAGCAAGCGCCTCGGGTATTAGCGTAGGTGACTTTGTAACCTTCGGTGGTACAGATGCCCGCCACGGTCTGATCTACAAGGTAGAGAGCAAGGCCACCAACACCCTGACACTCGACCGCCCACTGGTCAAAGCAGTAGCCGCTGGTGCCACTGTCTACACCATGGAATCTATTACTCCGAGCCTGACTGATAACTGCGGCGGCGCGAAGTACATGTCGGCCAAGGTGGTTAGCAGCCAGCCAAACTGTGACCCCATCATCATTCTGATTCCAAAAATCCAAGTGGTTTCTGGTCTTAACATCCAGTTCGGGGTTGGCGATTATTCCTCGCAGAACTTCGAGTTTGTGGTGATGGATTTGTTGCCTTCCGACGAGGGCTACGAGTGGGCTACCGCCAATGGCAATGGTCGTCCGATCATTCCATACATGACCAAGTTCGAGCGTGTGACCCCTTAAAGGTGAAAACAAAAAAGCCCCAAGCGGGGCTTTTTTGTTGTAAGCTATTTGTTCACAAAACACGAAGGCTGAGGAATCATGTCCAGTTTAGACCGTCGCACTTTTCAACTTGCACAAGGGCCTGTAGAGGTCTTTATGAGCTTCGCGCTACACCAGCGAATCATGGCTCATTATGGTAGCCCGCAGCAAATCCAACTGGTGGTGCAGCAACCAGTGGTGCAGGCTCAGATCGTTTCAATGATTTTGATGGGTAAAGACTACCCACGAGACGAAGTAAAACTCGACGACCTACTCGAAAAGCTCGAAGAGATGGGAGTCACCATGCAGACAGCCACAGAGGTTCTTGACTGGTTCATGGAACACTGTGCAAATTTTTTTCAAGCTCAGGTGAACAATCTGAGCAAACAGTTCAGCAAGGTCAAGCAAAACCTGAGCGAGATCGAGAAGCAGGCCGAACAGTTGACATCTACCTCAATTGGTACAGCCAGCTAAATTTCAGTGACACTCTTTACCTTGTTTTCAAAGTTTTGCCTTCTCAACAGGAAGACTTCCTTTGGACACAGGTGACTTACGCGGATGTCCAGTGTGCCGTTCGGCTTTACTTAGGTGAAAAACACACTGGATATTTGCAGCAACATCAGCTTTTAAATCTGATGTTGCAAGCGGTACTACCTCCTGCAGGGGAATCGGGTAACAAAAACTCAACACAGCATGGTAAGATCGACAAAAGCCTGCCCACGTTTAACACAATGGAGCAGGTGACCTCTTTCCTCAACCGGTGATAGTGATGAGTAATCCAGTTGATTCGATTCCCAATATTGAAATCTCCTTCACTGGTAAGCCCAGTGAGGAGATCAAAGCTCTAAATGCCCAAATAAAAGAACTTGGTCGTCTGATCAATACCGAGCTCCGGAAAATTGACTCCTTAGATGCCGACCTCGTAAAGAGACTACGACGGACTCGTGCCTTTTTACAAGTCGCGGATGGCGGGGCTCAACTACAGACAGCTTTCACTAAAGCGAGTAACATTCGTCAAGAGCGTGTGCCTTTCATGCAGGCTGCTAACGAGAATCAGCAGGCGCGTATGCGTCGCAGCTTCTCCGAAGGTATTCGCAGTCAGCTCTTCAATGACGTTTATAGCCGCCCATTGGCCACACTTAACAAGGCCACCAAGACCTTCATCGAAGAGATGGTCAAAAGTGGCGAAGCCAAACTGGTTAAAGAGGCTCTTACTGCCCGTCGAGCAAGCGAAGCCTTTAACGGTGCGAACTCGCGTGCTCTGAAAGCACTGGATAGTCAGATCACCTATCTCAAAGATTATGAAGCCTTACTCAAGAAGAAGGCCGCTGACCTGCGCGAGGAAGAGCGTAAGCAGAAGGCCACTTCGGATCAGGCTAAACGTAAAGCGGATAAAGAAGCCGAGCGAGTTCAGCGTGAGAATGAACGTGAAGCTAAGCGAGTTCAGCGCGAGAACGAGCGTGAAGCCAAACGGCGTAACACCGTCCGATACCAGATGGCGGAAATGCAGGACATGGCCTACGCCCCATATCTGCAGAGCCCACAAATGCGAGCGGTTTTGGAGGGCAACGCCCGTTCGCGTACAAATCGCGCTTTGACCTTGGGTTCGCGGCAGCAGGACATCGAGGCTCTGTTGGGTAGTGGGCTCCAGAATCTTGCTGGACAAAACCGAAAACGCTATTACGACCCGAACACAGTCCTGAGCAGTGCTAATCAAGTGACCAGTCAGTTGTCCGCCTTGCAGTTGCACCGTGAGGCTTTGGGACAAGCAATGCCTCGATATGAGCAAGGCAGTGACACTCGAATGGCCATTCAAAGAGCACTTGAGGGTTTATTGGTTGAAGAAAAGCAATTGCGTAATCTATTGGCCAAGATGGTTAGCAGCAACGCCAGCAAGGACGCCACTCTGCGCAGTATGGAGCAGCAACTCCGACAATCTAAGCGCGACGAGAGGGCTAAAAATTACAGTGGGAATCTCCGAGACCTACTTGCTTTAGACTTGCAAAACTTCGGCAGCTTACCTGCAGAAAGTAAAAGCCAAATTAAAAAGCAGCTTAGCGACACAAAACGCTGGTTAGATCAGGCCGCTCGGGACGCTTTGGAACGTGGGAATACCAAAGAATACCTGCAGATGACTAATAAGTGGGTTTCTCTGGATCAGAAAAGCGTCGCTATTCGGAATGCGGAGCAGGGGGGCAACCGAGCTCAAGCTCGCTCCGCACAAGAGAAAAACCGACTTGACACCCTCAAAGCGGCAACCTACCGCGAAACTGGTTTGGAGCCACAGATCAAGGCGGCTAAGACCCTTGCGGATCTTAAAATTCAGCAGGTAAAAATCAGCGATGATTTAAGTCGAGCTTCCCAGCTTTATCGTGCCGCAAGTAAACAAGGGGACGAAGAGCAGATCGCCCGCGCAGAACGCCTCATTCGGATCTACGCGCAAGAACGTCTGGCATTGATGGAGCGGCAAAAGCTGCTACAACCCCGCACCGGAGCAGCCGAACGCTTCGCCCAATTGAACACTTCTCAGGGCCGAGCGGGTTTGTTCGCCACCCAAACGGTTCTGCGCGAGAACTACGCGATTCAGAACGTAATGACCGGTTCCCTTAGCGGGGCTTACACTTTTATTCGGGACTTTGAAGCTGCGCTCAAGCAGACTCAGGCAATCTCTCAGGCTTCGACAGCACAAGTCGAAAGACTCAAGACTGCAATTATCGAGGTTTCCGACGCCTCCCGCTTCAGTGCTATTCAACTTGCCGAAGCCAGTACCATCCTCGCACAGGCCGGTTTCTCGATTGGCGAAGTTGAAAAGGCACTTTCAGGTGTGGCCACACTCGCCACGGCTACAGGCAGCAGCTTGCAGGACAGCGTGGACATCGCAACTTCGGTGCTCGGTGCTTTCCAATTGTCAGCCAGTTCAATGCCGGATATTGTCAACCAAATTACTCAAGCGATGAACTTGAGTAAGCTGGACGTTCCAAAATTCATGCTGGCTGTGCAGTATGCAGGTAACACTGCGGCTGAGATGGGCATGTCTTTCCGTGAAACCCTCGCGGATATCGCAACTGTGGCTAACACAGGTATCCGTAGCGGTAGCACTATGGGTACGGGTATGCGCCAGCTCCTTGCGGACTTAACTGCCCCGACTGCAAAATTTAAAGCGATTTTGAAAGACTTAGGCTTAACTCTTTCAGACGTGGACGTGCGCGTGTACGGTTTAGCTGGGGTTCTCAAGAACCTAAAAGAAGCTGGCTTCTCTGGGGCGGACGCGCTGGAGTCTTTTGAGTTGCGAGCCGCCAACTTCTATACCGCCTTGAGCAACAACCTCGACGGCTACAACCAGCTCTACGTCGCTCTTGACGACAACACTGCAGCTATGCGAGCCCAAGAGGTCCAGATGGATAGCTTGGCTGCTCAAAGCGATCGCATGACCAACCAGTTTAAGATCCTTGCGGACACAATCGGCGGTGAAACGGCAAGCGCCCTGACCGGTGTTTTCCGTACCATCGCCAATCTAACTGCATGGTTGAATGATCAAACTCAGGAGTCGATCGCAGGTAGTGTCATCAAGTTCAGCCTCCTGACTCTGACTATTGCGGGGGTCAGCATCGCTATTGTTCGTACCGTCAGCATGTTGTCGGGGCTCACCTTGATCATGCGCGTGGCGCAGGCGCAGGCACTTAAAAATGCCGCCTCGCTGGGCGTAGCAACCGCAAGTACCAATATGTTTACCGGTGCCATTGCTCGTAGCACAACAGCGATGATCGCTTGGAATAGCGTGATGACCTTTAGCCGCGCTCACCCCATCTTGGTGGCTTTGACGGTCGGCGCGGCGTTAGCCACAGCATTCACACTGGCCAACAACAGTCTCGGGTCTAGCTTGGAGCAAAACAAAAAAACCCTTGACCGTCAAATTGGCACTTACAAAGAGCTAGACGACGCCATTAAGACCAACCAGTCTTCTTTGTCCGAAGTCGAAAACAAGCTCATGTCTTTGACCAGTCGGTCGGAATCTTTGCGCAAAAACCAAAGTGATTTGGCGGTCGAGTTTGTCGAAGTCCGTAAAAAAGCACTGGAACTAGGCGTGGCTTTAAGCAGTCAGGTTGAGATGACGGTTGAATCCCTGCGCAACGCTTGGGAAGAGTTGCGTCTCGAAATGAGCAAGAAGATTGTGGTTGAGGTAGAAATGAAAGGGCAGGCGCTGCAGCAGCAGCAGGCCACTGCGCGTCAAATCTACAATCAGACGACTCTGAATCAAGGATATGCCACTGAGGGGCTCTTCTCGGCAGTCACAAGCAGTCAGATGCTCAATCCGACACAGACCCTTACCCGCAACCAAGAGCTTGTGTCTAAATACATGAGCTCCCCACTCAAAGGGTTAGCCGCAAATCAGATGCTTAACGCCCCACGACCAGCTCTGGCTGCAGGGAACGCTCAAAATCTATACCAAGCGGCTATCAGCGCCGGAATGGACGCCAATAAAGCCGAACAGATGGTTGCTGCCCTTTTGACAACCCAGCGATATTTAACGGCTGACGTTGAGCGCATGAGTCCAGCGCAACTGCAGAGTATGAACAAGGAACTCCAGAGCTCATACCAAAAAGCTAACGCCTTAATCATGGAGCTTGAGACTTTACTCAAGCGGGAGAGTACAAGCCCCAGCCGCACTGCGGTAGAGCGTAAGGAGTTCTCTAAGATTGCAGCGCAAATGCAGGACAATCTGTTCCGCAAGAGCCCCAAAGAGGACGACAAAGACGCTCCAGAAAGCTTGGCTATGCGTTACATGGCCATGCAATCTATTATTGGCCAGAGCAATGTCAATAAACTGCAAGATGCCGAATTAGCAAGAGCACGCGCAGGAAAACTCTTTGCCGAAGGTAAAGGTATATTCCAAGCGAACTACTTCACAAGCAAAGCTCAGCCGCTGACTACAGGGCAAATTAATGCGCTGTCTAAGTCTCAGGCCAAATGGATGCCTTTGGTTGAGAAGATCGCTGAGGAAGAAGGTGTTGACCCTTATCTGCTAATGGCGATGCTGCAGGCAGAGTCCGGTGGTAACCCCAAGGCCGTTTCCCCAGTGGGTGCTGGAGGCTTGATGCAACTTATGCCCGCAACTGCCAAACAGTACGGTTTGAGTGATAAGGACCGCTTTGACCCTGAGAAAAACATCCGAGCTGGTGCAAAATACTTACGGTACTTGGAAAAACACTCCGCAACTGGTGGCCAAGTTTCCAATATGGTCATGGCCTACAACATGGGTGAAGGTGCCCTCGGCAACCGCATGACTCAAGCCAAGAGCAAGGGTGTGGATGTGATGTCCTTACTCCCCTCGGAAACCCAAGCCTATTTACCCAAGGTGGCCTCTTACTACGCTGCCTTGAGTTCACAAACTGTTCCTCGCGGCGGGGCTCAAATCATCCAAGAGGCGGCCTACGACAACCCAGAGCTCAATAAGATCAACCGTAGTCTTGCGGATCTGAGCTTGGGACGTGAAACTTTAAAGCGGCGTTTGACGGAGGCACGAGGTAAAAACGATCAGGTTGCGATTACCCAACTCGTGCAGACGATGGCTGAATCCAACAAGCAGGCTCAGTTGTACCAAGAGGCGCGTAACCAATTGCTTATTTCTGCCAAGGAGCAAGCGGGTACCGAGCGGGAAAAAGCAGCCGTTGAAGCTGAGATTATCAAGTACCAGAAGGAGGCTCAAATCCAGAAGGAGAACTCCAAGCTTGATGAAATCGATCCCGCCTATCGGTTGAATGAGTACCAAGCGCAGCTCAAAAAAGTGATCGACGCCCGAAAAATGGCGGCATTGCAAGACCTCGACCTTGAAAAGCTAAAGGCAGGAGAGTCGGACATCAGCACTGACGCTTTAATCTTGAAAGCGCAGAAGGCTCGACTGCTTACGGCCAAAACGCAGATTGATCTCGAACGTATCGAACGTGAGGGTGAAAAGATGCGTATCGAGGCAGTCAAGAAGTTTGAGGCTAAGCAGCTTGAGATTTTGCTTGAGAGCCTGAAGAACCAGCATGATGCTATCAAACGCAGCCATGAGGAAGCCATGCGCATGCTGGAGGAGCGCACAAAGGCTACTGAGGCTTTGCTCAAGAAAGAAGAGGAATCCAGAACCCTTATGGTTGACATGCTGCGGATCACCCGCGGCAACATGGACAAGACGGGTCGTAGTGAGAACTACAACGATGCCGACCGTGACCGTATCGATACCCTGCTCTCCAAAGTCGATCAGGATATTAACGATCGCCTTGAGCGCGTCCGTCTTGAAGAAACCTTAAAGACTACCGATCAGGCCATTACTCAACTTGAGGATATGGAAGCCGACCGTTTGGCCAAGCTGATGGACACCGAGTACAGCATGGAAACGGCTCTGAAAAAAGCTGGTGGGGATGTCAACGATAAGGTTTATCAGGCACTGCTTGACCGTGCCAACACGCTCAAAGATCAGATGGCGGCTTACTCAACCAAGCTGAAAGAGCTGCAGGTCACCAAAGAAGGGCTGGAACGGCAAACTAATCTGTTAGGGGCGGGGGATTTGATTGATGAGTATCGCCTGCTCAGTAACAGTGAAGAGGACACACGCAAAAAACAAGGGGTTGCGGCGCGTAAGCAGACTCTTTTTCAAGATATGGCAGATACTCGGGCAAAGTCTGGTACTGAAAGCCGGATTTACCTGTACCTCAAAGGTAAGGCAGACGAGTACCGCAACGCAGTAGACACTTACGGTAACGACATCGCTAAGATTATCGAGAGAAAGCAGCAAATCGAGCAAGAGTTAGCCCTCAAAGGCTTCTCTAAAGACGCAGTCTCGGAGTTGCTGAAACCCAAAGCGGGTATTACAGAACGTCTTGCCGACCACTACCGGCTCCAGACTAAGGATGCGTTTGGCGACGAAGCAATGTTCGAGGACGCCCTCGCGGTTACTGAAAGTCTGAAGAGTGGTTTTGAAGGATTGACCAGCTCCCTTATGCAGAGCACCGACGGGGTTGAGGGCTTTTTCCGCGCCTTGATCGGTCGCAGCAAGGAAGGCAAAGCCGCATGGCGAGAGTTTGGCCTCAGCATCGTGGAGACCGCCCTTAAAACTGTGACCAACCGAATGGTCAATCAGTTTATAAATATGTTACTGGGCGACAGTGGCTCAGGTAAAAAAGGTGAGGCAGCCTCCCCGAACTTTTTACAGGTGGGGCTCTCTGCTCTAGGTTCCCTGTTCGGTTTTGGTGGTGGGGATGCCACCCCCAAAAAAATGGCCGAAGGGGGCAAGGTAACCGGCGGTGTCCCCAACAAGGACAGTGTCCCCATCCTTGCTATGCCGAACGAATGGGTTATGCCCACCAGCACCACTAAAGTGCTTGGGGATGGGTTCATGGAGGGCCTGCGTACCAACCCCGCGGCTACTATGGCCAAAGTTGCGGGTCTGGGTGCAATGAGCAGTGGTAAAGCAAGCACAACCAATGTTTACGTCGTCAGCCCAGATAAAGTACCATCTGGATTGACCGACGAGGACGTGGTTGTGACTGTCAGCCGCGACCTCTCAAACGGTGGCCCGATTTACCAGATGATTAAGCAGATCAAGACATGACCGACGTGATCCCACTGGGTAGCCTTGAACCTTCAGTGCTCCGAAGCACTGAAGGCTTGAAGCCTTTTATTTGGTGCTACCACAACTACTCGACCACTTACCTTGAGCAATACCAACGGGTTGGTGGTGAAGGCAGCAATCAAGGTTACGTTCCTCGTCGAGAAAGTCGCCCGAGTCGGCTTTTCGCTTTGCGCTTTGAAACCATGATCCATCTTGGTAAAGCCCTTCATGGGGAGCCTGAGCTTTGCGCGTATGGTCTGGAACGCTTTTATCAAGAGCATGGGCTTCACCGACCCTTCAGCTACAAGCATCCAGTGTATGGACAGTTAAAGGTGGTGTTCAACAAACCGCTAAGTCTGCCCGCTCGTCGTTTACAAGGCCAAGGGACACTGGAGAGCTTCGAGGTGGAATTACGCGAAGTGGTTACGCGCTCTTACCTGTTCCACCCGATGGAACAGACCTTGCGGTATCCTGAACAGTTCCCTTTCATTTTTAACAACCATTCGGTGGATTACCCTGAAGACTCGGTAGTTTTGACCTTAGGGGATGGTGCCCAAGTTCGCTTTCGCACCTACGCGCCCAAACTGCGATCGTTTCGTGTAACGGTGTCCGGTCTGGGTTATCAAATTCGTGGTGGACACCTCTCTTTTGTGGCCAGCACCCCTCAAAACCTTTTGGCGTTGGAAGCTTTTTACAATCACTACCGGCTGGATTTGCCCTTTTACATTGAACTGGGAGGGGAATGTGTTCGTGTTGTATTTAAAAACCCTTTGAAGATTGATTATATTCAAGGCAACACCGGAAAGGTGCCCAGTGTTCAGATCGAGTTGCGTGAGTATCTGCACGAAGATTTGCGGCAACTCCCAGAGGAAGCCCTATGAGTAACGCTCAAATTGCACAGGCGCTCAGCCCCGAACAGAGTGATTACCTGCTGCTGTTCACAATCGAAACCAAAAGTGGTTACGTCCTGCGGCTTTGCAGCAGTCGAGAGATTCATTTTCAAGGGGATCTCTACGAGTTCTTGCCCAACACCATTTCTGGGCTGCATGAGAGCAACTCGGGTGAGATGTCTCGACCCATTTGGAATATTGCCAACCCCGAAGGTATCCTCACCCGTTTGGCTTTAAACCCAGAGCTGCAAGGCGCAACCGTCACTTTGATTCGGGTCTTGGAATCAGACCATGAGAACCTCAACTACGACAATATCCTAGTTGACTTATGGCGGGTTTACCGAACACAAACGGTCAGCACCCAAGTGGCGCTTGAACTCCGAAAGTTTAGTGATTTTCCAAAGGGAACTTTCCCATATCGGGGCTACTACCCGCCTGACTTCAAAACCGTGGAGTTGCAATGATCCCCTACCACAAGTACAGCTCTCTGTTAGGGCGAAAGTATGAATTGGGCTTTACTGATTGTTACTCACTGGTTCGCGGCTTTTATCAGGCAATGTATGGCATCCACTTGCCTAATTATGCACGTCCAGAGGGTTATGCTTTAAACCCTGAGTTGTCCATATTTAGCCGAATCTTGGCCAATCCTGATTTTGTCTCTGACTCACCTAAAGGCCAAGATCGGCTTCGTGAGGGGGATGTTTTAATCTTTCGGGTCGCTTCAGATCAGATGAACCATCTAGGGGTTTACGTCGGAAACGGGTTATTTATTCACCACCTACATAATGGGGTATCGCGTGAAGATAACCTTGACCAGAAATGGTATCGTCGAATCCTCCTAGTGGCTCGCCACGTTGAGGTCAAACCTCAAGCGGTCAAGAAAGGTCTTGATGCTTTTTTAAGCCCTTACTTCCGACAAGGTTCAAGCCATGAATGAGTTGTTACAGCAGTTTTGGGCATTGCCAGTTTCACTACTGGAGCAGTGCGGCGTGGTGTTAAAAGATGGTTCGGTGGTGGTGTTGCCCAACACCCATCCTGAGCCACTTCATAATTTTCAGATGACTGCCGAATCCCTTGCGGTATACGGTGAGGACATTGTGGCTTTTTGGCACACCCACCCCGACGGTAACGCTAATCTCAGCGACACGGACTATCAAAATTTTTTGCAGTTCCCTGATCAACTGCATTACATCGTGACCCAAACTCGGATTTGTGAGTACAATGTTCTGGATAACCTTGTGTATATTCGGAACGTCTATGAGCGTGGTGACTTTAGCTTTCCCTGAAAGCCTACAAGAGTTCTTTCCCCCCGAGGTGTCTGTCGAAGCCACTTCGGTTATGGATGCCTGCCAATTACTGTTTGCCCAGTTCACCCTCCCCAAGGGGCGGTCAAAGTTGCCCCTTCGCCTTAAACAATACCTCAACTTTGAACTGATGGAAGTCCCTTTAACTCGTGCTGTGCGTGTTGAAGTAGAAGATCTCAGACAAAGCTATTCTGGTGCGGGTGGCGGAGGCCAGAAAAACGACGGCGCTAAGCTATTAGCGATCGGTACCGCTGTGGTACTTTTCGCTTTAGGCTTTGGTACTGCAGGGGCTAAGCTGACCAGCTTTACCATCAAACTAGGGCTGGCCGTTGCTTTGAATGGTTTGATTGCGATCCTTTCACCGACTCCGAAGGATGAAGAAACCCAACCGGATAAAAAAAGCCGATACTTCAGCGGAGAGAAAATGACCACTGCGATGGGCACACCTGTCCCCATTGTTCTTGGCACTCACCGAGTCTACGGACACTTGCTGAGTTTCAACATCGACTCTCGCAATTTCGATGGAATCGACCGGCCTGAAACCTCTCCTTTTTTTACTGCCAAGGTGAATGAGGCGCTACCAACTGGGGAGAAGCTACGCCGCTTCTATGGCTACATTCAAGCGGGTTCTCAACTTAAACTTCTGCAAACAGACAACGCAGTCAACCGGACGGGGCAAGCATTGTGATGAAAGATTACATCGGATCTGGTGGTAAACCAAAAGAGCCAAAACGTACAGAGGACACTCTCTATTCGCAGGACATTATCGAAATGGTTTTGTCCTTTGGGGAGGGGGCTGTTGAAGGCTTACATGATGGTTTTCGCAGTTTCTACATCGGGGAAGAACCTCTGGTTAAGTCCTCGGGCAGCGACACTGTTGATTATAACTTCCCCGACTTTTGCGTAAGCATGCGGCAGGGGTATGAAGATGACGAACCTATCGAGTTCCTGCTTGGGGGTGAGGCTCAGGTCGTGGCGGGTTCTGCTCGACCCTTAAATCCTTTGATCGCTCAAAATATCACGGTAACTTCTGTTGCAGGTGACCCTGTAAGGTTTATTGACATCCGACTGGTGATTGCTTCGCTCTACAGTGGTAGCGCAGACGGTTCCGTCTATACTTCATCTATCGAACTAGAGATAAAATATCGGCCTGAAGGCACTACGGTTTGGCAGTATGTTACCACCTCTTTCCTGATGCAAATGTATCGTGGTGTCCATTTGCAGACGGCACTCAAGCGGATGACCACTAGCGAGCGTGCCGCATTTGAACTCATGGACGAGGCCGCTAAAAACGAGATCATCCGTAAAAAGCTCCTGATCGTTAGCGACGGCACCAATGCGGTTACCAGTGGTGGCGATATCGGTAAAGCGGCTCCAAACGGTTATCTCGAAAAAGACATCGTTACTGAGAGTGTTGAGAATAGTTTTACGGCGGGTAGCAGCACAACTAACCCGAAAGCCTACGTTATTACCGGCAAGACCACTTCGGGTTATGTTCACGAGATCGGTATTCCTGTACCACCCATTGCTGGAAACTGGGAAGTCGAAATTGTCCGTAAAACTGCAGAGGTTACGGATGACTACAGTAGCAAAGAAATTGCAATCGACTCAGTTGCTAAAATCGGCTCAGCAAAAGTCAGCTATCCCCGAGTAGCTCTGGCTCATATTGTTGCGCAGCACACGGATCGCTTCTCGGCCATTCCTGATATTTCGTGTGTACTCGATGGTATTCTTTGTGACGTGCCAGTCAACTACAACCCACGCACGCGGGTATACGACGGAGTCTGGTTGGGCAATTTTAAAAAGGCATGGACAAATAACCCCGTCTGGGTCTTGCGCGAGTTGATTATGAATCCAGATTGGGGCGATCGTTCGCGTGAACCTAGTATCGGAGTTAATAACAGCAGCTTTTATGAGGCCGCTCAGTTCTGCGACGAGTTAATCCCGACCTTTAATCCCACGGATGGTGAGTCTTATATTCCAAGACACACCTTGAATATGGTTCTTCAAGAGTACAAGCCGAGTGATGAAGTCAAACGATTCATCGCGGGTAATTTTCGGGCGGTTCTCTCGGAAAAGAATGGCCAATACTCCCTTTACATCGACAAGGAACGTGAACCCACCTTTTTCGTTTGCCCTGAGATGGTTTTAACCGACGGTTTCCAGTATTCAACCACGGACTTATCCTCGCGCTACAACTACATGAAAGTGCGCTATCAGAATGCGGATACCAACTATAAAGAGGATACTCGCCTGATTACTGATCCTGCCAGTATTGCTTTGAATGGTATCATCTCTACGGATATTACCGCCGTGGGTTGTACCAATTTAGATGAAGCTCTACGCTTGGCAGCCTACAGTATGCTGACCAATAAATATGAAACGATCATGGTCAGTTTTAAGATTCCCCGACTGCCCCTGTATATCTCACAATACGAAAACTTTTTATTGGCAGATCGAGTCTGTGGTTGGGGAGATTCAGGCCGAGTAACCCAGACCACCGAGAATAGTTTCGAGTTGATGAATCCTACGGTAGGTGCCATCGGAGATATTTACACGGTCTACTTTTTCAATACCTTGGGTTTACAACAAACCCAAGTGGAGAAAGTCAGCCTCTATGGTTATGTCCGCCATGAAGATACCACCAACTTTTTGAGCATCCCCTTAAACACTTGCGTTCTGTTCGCAAATGAAGGGATTGGAGCTCCAAAGCAGTTCCGCACCCTCATGGCCAAAGACGAAGGGGTAGGTAATGCGCACGTCTACACGTTAGAGGCTTCTGAGGTTTTCCAACCCAAATACCAGCTGGTTGATAACCTGAATCCCGAAACCAGTGGTTTTAGTTTCACCACCACCAAGCTGGTCTTAAAAGATCGGTATAACGTACCCTCCCCGCTTACGGTTACAGTCGGGCTTGGGGATCTGACAAATACCCTGTCCGGTCTCAACTACGAGATTGATATTAGCGTCGATCATATTGACGGTAATGTTTATGAGGTGGTTTGGTACGCTGAGGGTTTGAGTCGGTCTCAAGGCTATCGCCAGATTTTGGCGGGTGGTTCCGAGGGCGTGCGTGGGCTGTTGAGCCCCGCCTATCCGGTTCGTTCCACCTTGATAAACTTTGAGGTTACGGTTATTGACCCCAACGGTAATCGGGGAGCTACTTTCTATTTGCTCAACCAAAACCCCAAACCGGTTCAGACCCTCATTGAGGAAGTAAAGCTCTCGGATCGCATGGTTTACGACTTCTACGACAGCACGCTGAAAGTGGCATGGTTGAATCCTGAAGATATGGACATCTTCCAATACCACCGTTTGGAGATGTTTAAAAACTACGACAGTGGAACGCACACTTTCTCTGGTGAAGTTTTACCAGTTCCTGTACCTTTTTATTCGCAGGAAAATGAATATCTGCTCGAACCCACTATTACGATCAGTAGTAAAGAATCTCTCCGCACAAATGACACGGTTGGTCTATTTGTTAATCTATACTACCGTCGGTATTATCAGTCTCGGGAATCTTTGGTTAAACTCCAGATCGATAAGTTCTTACAGCCAGACCCACTAGCTCCGACTTTCGATGTTGATCTAGACCTGTACGGTAATGAGTTTATTTATGTGCAGTATGACTGGGCAAATATGTCTTTGGCCTCCTTTAGCGGTGTGACAGATAATTGGACGGATTCAAGTTTTAGAGTTCGGCATGAACATCAATCACCTGACGTGACGTACATCGCTGAATACTACAATGCCCAAAACTATGATCGTCCTGTCCACAAGTATGTGCATTTAGTTGTGACGGTACAGCCTGTTAATCACACACAGTTTGAGGGTGTGATTGTATTTGCACGAAAGGTAGGACAAAGCTCTTTTGTGCCGATGACACCTAAGATTACAAATTTGGTAGCCCAGCCTGCAGGTTCGGATAACACGTCTTTGAATAATGGTTTTGCATCAGGAGCTGCGACTCTTTATCTACGCGGGATAATTTTCGGTGAAGGGGCTGGTGATTATGAGGTCTATTTTTATTATGTTGGAAAAGATACGGGAGCGAACTCCCGTATGCCGGATGTGCGTACCGCAGTACGCACAATCACTCTGACTTAAATGGTGTTCTTGGAGTACATCGGTTCCAAGGTTGCCCACTCTTCGGTTGAGGGTGGGTAGCTGTCTTTCCACTCCCCCTGCAGCATACCGGTGGCGTAGGCCGCACTGCGGTTTTCAAAGAAGTTGGTCAGTTCGCTGTTGCTAAACACCCAGTCCATCCATTTCAAGGGATTTTCCTGAACGCCATGAATCGGCTTCAAGCCAATCTGGGTCAAACGCCAATCCACCAAGAACTCAATGAACTTTTCCAGATCGCTCAAGGTCAGGTCAGGAAGCTCACCGTGACGCAACGCTTCACGGACGTAAGCCTTTTCCATTGTGGTAACGTGGCGAGCCATGTCATAAATCTTGGCCTTGAATGCCTTGTTCCAAACTTCTGGATTTTCTTCCAGTTCGGTTTTGAACGTCCAGAGATTGATGGTGACATGCACGTCTTCATCACGCGCTGACCAAGTGATCATTTGGCCAAGGTTTTTCATGTGGCCAAAACGCTGCGCGTTCATCAAGATTGTGAAGAGGCCGTAGAGTGAAACACCTTCACCAAAGACACCGTTGCGGATCAGGAACGTGCAGCGTTCCTCGGCGGTAGCCCCTTCCACGCGCTGAGTGTAATACTCATGCTTGTCTGCGGTCTCTTTGATCTTCAAGAAACCAGCGTAATCCGTGTCGGGCAAACCGAGCTGTTCGGGGATGGTTGAGTACGCATCAACGTGCAACCCCTCGGTACGGGCAACGTGGCCGTACATCATGCGCAGCTCTGGCTGCTTGTACCAGCGGAGGATGCAGTCGTAATAGCCAGAAGCTACGTTGACATCCTGCTGGGTAAACCACTGCAACACACTGGCGTAGACATTCTTGGTGCCGTTGTCGAGTCGGAAGTCCCAATCCATCTTGTCTTCACCGATGGGGGTCTCTTCGACAGTCCAGTGCATGGCCTCTTGAGCCTTGTAAAACTCAAAGGCTTGAGGGTAACGAAACGGCTGGTAGTAGTCACGCTCTTGAGTCAAAGTCAACGAGCCGTGGAGTTCAGGGGCGGTCAAAGCGGTCATAAATTAACCCTCACAGGATGGGCATTGGTGATAATCGACTTCCATGTGGTTCGCGTCGATCTTGATACCATTGGTGGAGTCTTGGGCTTGGTTAAAGCCGCTACGCAAACCTTTGGACTTGAGGTAGTAGACTGTTTTCAAGCCTTTGCGCCAAGCTAAAATGTGTAGCATGTTGACGTAGGTTTTGCTGGCCGTTGGTAACACAAACAGGTTCAGGGATTGCGCTTGGCAAATGTAACCCTGCCGAATCGCGTAATGATCAATAATCCAACGGTTATCGATCTCAAAGGAAGTCTTGTAGATCTTCTTGAAGTTTTCGGGCACGCCGTCCAGATGCTGGATCGAACCATCATGCTGGGTGATGCTTTTCCAAATAATCTCGGTGTTTAAGCCGAGCTTTTCAAGATCCTGTTCCAGTTGGGGGTTCTTGACCAAGAAGCTGCCCGAAAGCGTCTTGTGAACGTACACGTTCTGGAATACGGGCTCACCACTGGGGGAACAGTTCTGGGTGAGGATGGCGTTGGTGGCGGTTGGTGCCATCGCGGTCAAGTGACTGTTACGGTAGCCGGTGCCCACCATGTCTGGTGCTTCACCCCGCTCCTTGGCCAGTTTCTTACTCGCAGCACGAGCCTGAGTCTGGATGTGCTTGGAAATCTTTTCAACAAAGATCAAAGCCTTACGAGATTCGTAGGCGATACCTTTCTTTTGCAGGTAGGTGTGAACACCCATTTGGCCAATACCCAAAGCACGCTCTTGGCTGGCCGAATAAACGGCTTTCGACATTGCTTTGATGTAGTTGCGCAGGGTGTAGTCCGCGACTTTTTGAACCTGCTCTGGATCAGTGACTTCGATAGTCTCCAAGGCTTCAGCCACGACCCGACGGAATCGAGAAAATTCTTCTTTATCCGCGATGTTATAGCAGGCAGTCTGGATGAAATACTCAGTGACGTTATCGAGAAAACGGGTCACATCCTCAATAAACAAAGGATGATCCATGAACTCATCAGCATGAGCCACGTTAATAGAGGATAGGCAGCAGACCGCAGTTCGTTCGGCGTTATTGGCGAGCGTGATTTCATGGCAGAGGTTCGAGTTGTTGACTCGTAATCCTTTCGCTTTTTGACTCGCAGGCATCATCTCATTACTGCGGTCAATAAAGTGGAGCATTGGTTCGCCACCTTTACCAACGCGGATCTCAAGGATTTTTTCCCAGAGAGTCCGCGCTTGTACAGTAGCCTTGACCTGCCCGTCGTAAGGAGACACCAAATCCCATGGTTGATCAAGAATCACTGCCCGCATAAATGCGTCAGGGATATTGACACCGATATGGATATTACGCGCCCGACGATTAGCGTCACCAGTGGGGTTGCGTAAAGAAATGTGTTCGAGAATCTCAGGGTGACTCACGTCGATTTCCGACATGATCGCTCCACGGCGGTTGCTGCCTTGATTGGTTGCCAAGACCAATTTGTCTTGTACACCTTCAAAAGCCACAACCCCGCCCGTTTTCTGGCCGGTGCTGGTGGGTGCGCCCGCCTCGCGCAGGGCATTCCAACCAGCCCCGATCCCACCCCCATTCGAGTTCAGGAACATGGCCTCACGATAATAGTCGGAGATACCTTCACGAGAGTCTGGGACGTAGGGGACAAAGCAAGAAATGGGCTGAGGGCCGCGAGTGTCAAGGAAGCGTTGAGGGAGAAAATTTGCTTTGAAGGTTAAGCCCCAAGTGAGTCGAACTGGAGCGTTTGAAAGAACAGGACTTGCGGGGCCAAACCAGCGTTTCAGAATGTACTCGTAAATCCGTTCCGCCATCGCTAGGTTGTCTGAAAACGCCACAGCGCAGCGCCAGTAGCACTGTTTGTGGTCTGTTTCCGTATAGTCGGGGCGTTTCAGGTAGTAGCGTTCTTCAAGGGTGCGTAGCGCAAATTCTTCGATTGGCAACACACGGTTGGCCAAATAAGCGGGCATCGCTATGGTCATGTGAGGTATCTCCTTCGTGGAGGTATTACCTTAGACAAACTCTTGTGTCTGGGCAATCAGTCAAACACTAAATCTTGTGTAAAAAAGTAGCAGTTGGGGCTTGACTCCGACGATATGTAAAACACAAGACTAAAAGAGTTGGTGTTTGTAGTATTCTTCGTAAACATTTAACGGAGAGCTTCGATGTTTCGGTCTAACCTTTTTATTCTGAGCTGCTTAGTGCTCCTCAGCAGCGCACATCTGGCGCACGCAGGGCCTCTGGATGCTCTCGTCGTAAGCCATCGAACCGAACTGGTCGTCACCGGTTGTTTGGTTTCCCTTGTTCTCGGAACGGTTGCGGGTATTTTGGTGCCTCAGCCTGAAGGCAGCAAAATCACCAACTGGTACACTAAAGGTTTGTTGAGTTTGCTATTTGGTTTTGTAGCCTTTGTTTACACGATTGACCGTAGCCAATCTTTAACACTTGGGACTATTATCTCAGTAGCGGGGGTTGCTTTTGCCGCGCCTATTTTCGCAGAGCAGGTACGCGCTCTGATCGCATCAATCGTGTTAGCTGTAATTCGGGGAAACCGAAATGTTTGAACTTTTGACCAAGCCTTGTGATTATTGGGCTGCCGCTTTTATCCTCTTTGCCTTGCTGTTTTTCTTACCCAATCGAATGTTCGACACCTCAACACACCGAAAGGCCGCACTGGTTTCTTTTGGGTTGATTTGTTGCTGGATCGGGATGCAGCAGCAAAGCGGCGTTGCTTTAACACTGTTGTTAGCTGTGGGACTTATCCTTGCCGCTAACCTTCTTTTTCGACTCAACGCAAACACAGGAGCATCAGGTTATGGCGAAGACAAACTTTAAATTTGGCCGCCGGTCTCTAGCAAATCTGCAGGGAGTTCATCCCGACGTGGTTGCCATCGTTACTCTGGGACTCACCAAATACTGTGCCCACGACTTTTCAGTAATTGAAGGCGTCCGCAGTGCAGATCAAGCCTACCGCAACTGGGGCAAAGGACGAACGGTACAGGAACTCGCCCGCGTTGGTGGTGCTGCGAAATACGCACAACCCAATGCCAAAAAGGTCACTTGGCTGCGCCATCCCCTGAACAGCAAACATTGCCTGCAGCGAGATGGGTTCAGCCACGCGGTTGATTTACTACCAGTGGTTGGGGAATGGCAAGCCCCCGTTTCAACCTTTAAGGCCATGGATGAAGCCTTTAAAAAAGCAGCCACCGAGTTAGGCAAGCCGTTTCTGCGCTGGGGCGGCGACTGGGACGAGGATGGGAAAGTGGGAGAGAAGAACGAGTGGGACTTCGTTCACTGGGAAAATTGACATCCTCCCCGTCCTAAAGGACGGGGATTCCTTCTACAAGACGCTCATGTCCGAGCGCGAGAATGTTCTTTGCGGCGTTCACGTCGCGGTCATGCAGTGTACCGCACTGCTGACAAGTCCATTCTCTTATTCGCAAACCTGCTCTACCTTTCGGACTATTGTGGCGTGAGCCACAGCGCGAACAAGTCTGGGTGGTATACGCTTCGTTGACCTCGAAAAACCATACACCTGCGTGATCGCATTTGTACTTGAGCATAGTTCTAAACGCCGTCCAGCCTGCATCCATCACTGACTTTGCCAGTTTGGTTTGTGCTAGGCCTTTGGCGTTTACATTGCCAACGAAGATTGCCGCGTGGTCATTGACCAACTGACGGCTGAGTTTGTGCAAAAAATCATTTCTGATGTTTTTAATCTTGGCATGGATTGCTTTTACCCGTTGTTTTTGTTTGGCACGTTGAGCAATCCCGAGTTTTTGCTCATATTTTCGGTAGGTGCGCTGGGCTTCGATCTTTTGACCATTCGACAGTGTGGCAAAATCTTTCAAGCCTAAATCAATGCCTATGGAGGTTTTGCCTTCGGTGGTCGTGGCTGGTTCAGGTGTATCCACCACTAGATTGACATACCAACGACCACGAGAGTCTTGATTGAAGCTGCCACACCGTACCTTGTACTTGCTCAATCCATAGCTGTCCCACAGACCAAACCATTGCCCTGCGTATTTAACTTGGCCGTTTTGGTACTGAATGCCTGATGCTTTGAACGGTATCCAACCCAGTGATTTTTTGGCCGATTTTGGATTGGATACACGCCAATTCAACTTGGCTTTTTTAAATTGCCTGCGCCGCGTCACCAGTTCTTCGGTGATGGCTTGGATGGTCTGGCTGTGCAAACTCAAGCCTGACTTACTTGCCCCTTTGGTGTAGGCAGCAATGTCGAATGCGGAAAAGAACTTGCCTGTGCGTTGCAGATGTTTGTAGCTCAAGTCGTTGCAGTAATTCCAGACAAAATTGACCTCTGATGCTAACTGAATCAGCACCTTGGCGTGTTTGTCTTTAATCCGCAATTTGAGTGTTTTCATGGTTATACTCTACCAATTTTCAGCCCTAAGTTCACGCTTTTTTAGCGATACCATGATGGTGTTAGACTGGTCTTCGCCACAGCCGAACCCCTTCGGTATCGCCGCCTTATATCCCCGCCCTAAACGGGGCGGGGTTTTACGGCGAAGTTGATAAAAAAAGGGGCTGAAAAGCCCCTTCATCGTGTTATAGTTTTGTGAGTTTTATATTTCTGGTTTGTATCATGCCATGCGGATGCACTGAGTCTTTGATTCTTGGCCAAAGTATCTCTTGGCCTATTCACATACCCGACGTGAACCTCGCTACCCTTGAGGGGCAGTTCAAAGCCCACATTACGGACGGGGAAGGTAACTTTGTTGATCAGTTCAGTTTTGTATTACTGGATCAGATTCTCAACAAAGGCAAAGCCTTGATGGTCTTAAATACCAAACCGTGGCTTGCTGATGACCGAGCTCTACTCGCGGGTCAGACCATAAAGTTCGATGTCATTTATGAAATCCAGCCGAATGATAGCTACCCTGAAGGCTACATTTTTCCTGTGGTGCCCTGCTTTTACTTGGAAGTAAAAGCGTCACCTACGCTGTCTACCACGGCACCAGTTTAAGGAGCTCTTATGTCTAATCCAGCCAAGTTTCAAATGGGTGTCGGCCAAGTGGCTGTTGTCCGTGAAATTGTTACAGGTTATCTAAACTACGCAACCAAGGCGGAGTTGATCGCCTCTGGTGCTCCTTTAGATGATCAGATTATTGCCCGAGTTACTGAGGACGTGGCTCTAAGTGATCGGGGCAACTACCAGTGGAATGGCAGTGAGTGGGTGAAGAGCCCTTACGATCCGCTCAACCAAGCTAACGAATATACGGACTTACAAATCACTGATGTTGTTGATCTGCTTCGTGACGAACGGATTTCTGGCGACTTGGTGAATAGTGCAAATCTAAGCTTGGAGCAAACGCTACGCAGCCAAGCTGATGCCCAGTTATTGGCGGCGATTGAGGCCGAAGAACTTGCCCGACAGCAAGCTGATACTGTTCTGACCCAAAACTTAGCAGCGGAAACTGCTGCGCGTGTTGCTGCAATTGCTGCCCTATCGAACGGCTCCGCTGCGGCTGTCCTCGCAGAGCAAAATAGCCGCATGCTTGCAGATGCTGAGCTTTCTGACGCGATTGATGCGGAAGAACTTGCTCGCCAGCAGGCCGATGCCGCCTTGACCCAAGACTTGGCCGATGAAGCTCAAGCCCGCCAGCAAGCTGATGCCACCTTGACCCAA